CTATCAAAGTCGAAAATCTGCCCACAAAAGGAGGCTAAGTTGGGACTTTTCAAATAGACTAGCTTAATATTGAACCCAAGAGACGACCAAAATGATCTCGGGATTATGGGGCCTAAGTAAGACGATACGCAGTCATCCCCTTCAATCAAGCACTCATCATGTTCACAACCAAAAACGAACATAGCGAATTTGAATAACATTAGATTGGTAAATCCGTTACCCAAACTTGTGTTCATCTCACCAGACATTCGCCCAGCTAGTACAGTGGACACTAAAGTCTTAAAGACAAGGAGATTCTCAGACATGACGGCTTTATCTAATATCTCTAAAAATCTAGGGCCCTCAGGCAAGTTTCTAACCATGAATCTATACAGTCGCATTTCTACTTCCATCATGACGTCTCTAGTGAAGGAAGACTCAAACGCCGTGTAGTCCGTGTTCATTATGCGACGCATGAAACTGTAACGGTCGCCCTCGTCCTGACACGACTCCTCGGTCCAGGCGGGCAACTCACCAAACAAGTCACGAATCAATTTGGCACGCTCTACAACCGGGACCTTTTTCACGAAGACAGGTAGTTTAAAAACTTCTTCCTCTATCAACTTGAAAATAGGCCCCAGTCGGAGCTTGCATTCATCTTTCCGAGCCAGGATAGCTCTAGGAATTTTAAAGGCAGGGTACGATTCATCTTTTATAAAACATTTACAGAAGTTGTTGTGTTTAATGAAGTCACCTTCACCCTTAGCTAATGTTCTTTCGTAAAGGGATAAAAGTTGCTTCTTTTTCTGACGTGAGTAGTTAGTTTTCTCCAACCACGACTCAACACTCACGTCCACGCTCGCCTCTAAGGGCGTCAAATGCTGGTCCAGCCAACCGTCAACAAAGCGGCCAAGTCTGGCCAAAAGCTCTTTATTAACGGTGGGCAGGATACGGCCAACGCGTCCACTAACGGCAGCAGCCAAATTAATGGGGTAGCGCTGATCAGGTTGCGGGTAAGATGCCCCAGCATAGTGAGGCCCCAACGAAAAGCGGACCGGAGGACGAAGTGCCTCACGATTAAACTCGAACCGTTTAAAAGACACTCCGCTGCGCGGCCCACAAACCTCTGGCGTTTCGATTTCCCCGATGCGATAGCCATACTTGTAACGACACGCTCCTCCAGGGACCTGGGGAAATCCAGTTCTTGCATACCATTTTTAATACAAACCATTTTCTTATAAGCT